CTTATCAGCAACAAAACCAAGTTCACCGATAAGTCCACCAAACAACTTGCCATTGAGTTCGGAATGTCCGACATCAAAACCACCCGTGAAGGCGAACACCAAGAAGGCTTCCTCACCAAGAAAAACAAGTTCACCGAAAAAGAGTACGAGCAAGCCGAAAAGTACGCAACCCGCAAAAAAGGCGTTGACAAAGACAAGCTCTCCAGAAAACCCATCCCGCAACCAGAAGCCCCGAAAGAAGCACGCCCAGGCGATTCTGCTATCTGGGGAGGTGGTTCGCAAGGCTTCCAAGGATTGAATATGCAATCCCTTCTTAGAGGTGGTGCAATTAAACCTGTGAGAGATGAACAAGTAGGCTTGACACCGCAACAAGCTGGAGTTATAAAAGGACCTACAATTGATCCAAGCTCTACAATGAGAGATCCTGATAACTTACAGATTAAGCGATGAGAATACCTAATTCACCTGAAGATAGAGAAGATTTTTATTTAGATCTCATTGCAAAATGTTCGGTATCCAGAGAAGCCCGCAAAGGTGATTACACCACCCAGCGGGCTTATTACTTGTTTGGCGCAGGTCCTGAAGAACCACCAGCGTACTTCAACAAGATCAATCCTCACTTAGATCAGTTAACCAGTTTTCTTTACAGCTCTGAAACCACACGCTTTTCTATTCAATTGGGAGCGTCTGTCAATGATGCAGAGCAACGCAAAACACCACGGCTAACCCAAGCTCTCAATGATGAGTGGCTAAATTCCAATGCAGATCAAGTGTTCTCGACTGCTTTGACTTGGGCGCTGTGCTACAACACCACTTTTGTCAAGCTGGTTTACAACAACGGTATTAACCCATACCTGATTGAACCTGATTCTATTGGGGTGTTAAGAGAAGATATTAGTTATACAGACAGGCAAGAAGCCCTTGTTCAAACCTACTACATCACTAAGAGTGAACTATATGCCCGTCTGTATTCACATCCCAAGCGTGATGACATTGTAAAACGCATTACTACAGGCACACGGGTATCTGAATCAGAGATTCCTGAAGCAGTCAATCGTATTGTCATGTCGCAAACCAACCCAACTATTTACGGCAATATCAATCTGGATTTGTATGGCGTAAATCGCTACAAGCCCCAAGTGGCTGAAGATACAGTCGAGATGACTGAGCTGTGGGTATGGAATGACGAAACCCAAGACTATCAAGTGGTCACTACCGCAGCGCCTAATGTCATTATTTACGACAGACCTGGCGCATCTTTGTTCCTTAAAGGCGAGTGTCCATTCGTACAGATCTGCCCTAACCCATTGCCAAACTACTTCTGGGGTGCATCCGAAGTACAAAAGCTCATGCAATTGCAAGTATTGCTTAATGTGCGTTGGGTAGAGATTTTGGATCTGTTATCTAAGCAAGTTAGCCCTCCAACAGCATTAACTGGCTTTTCGGGCATCTTGGATGAGAAAAACTTTGCATTAAACCGTGCTGGTGGATTATTAAGCTCTGATATGCCTAATGCTAAGGCAGAGCGCTTAGCACCACAAATGCCACCTGATTTATTTGAAGTAGTGCATGAAATTAGCGCTATGTTTGAAGAAGTATCGGGTATTGGTAATGTCTTGCAAGGTAAAGGCGAAGCAGGTGTCAGAAGCGCAGGTCATGCCAGCCAATTAGCCAGATTAGGTAGCTCAAGAGCTAAAAAACGGGCTTTGATTGTAGAAGATAGCTTGGAAAAGGTCGCAACCTTGTACCTCAAGCTCATGCAACAGTACGATCCAACGCATTACAAAGATACCGAAGATGTGCCATTTATTGCAGAGCAATTTACTAATGACTATGTAGTGAAAGTAGATGCTCACTCTAACAGCCCAATCTTTACAGAAGATACAAAACAACTGGCATTTAATTTATTTAAAGCTGGAGCAATTGATAAAGAATCTTTACTTGACATGGTGGAAGCTCCAGGTAAACAATTACTAAAACAGCGCTTGAAGAAAATGGAAGCGGAAAAAGCAAGTCAACCGCCACCACAAGCGTTGAAAGAGAAACCCACGAAGAAAGAGGGCGCATAAATGGCACTTGGTAATGTACAACCTAAAGCAGACCAACCTAGAGTAACCACGGAATCACTCAAGCGTGGTGAAAAAGCACCCAATTTGCAGTATCGTGTACAAGGGATTCAGAGTTTTGATCGCAGTCCTAAAACTCGGAATTACGGTAGGACAGTTAGGGGATAGTTAATTTAGGAGATTCCAAATGCGTAAAATGCACAAGAAATCACGCAAGTCCAAGCGTTAATTAGTTTCCTTCACGGGAGAAAAGGGGTGTGGCTGCCTTCCCCATGAAATAGGTGACCGCTGCTAATTAGGAGATTCCAACATGGCACGCAAAGCTCGTAAAGGTCGTAAAGCTCGTAAGTAATCCGTAAAGATTGCTTTGGGTGACCAAACTAGTCCTACGGGGAGGAGGAAACTAAATAAACCTCCCCACTTGACAATTGATAGTTTAAGATTACGATTACTGAAAACTTAATAGGAAAAAATTATGGGCGTACCTTCAGACCAGTTAATGCAAATGATTAAATCCCAACGGGATAGTGCAACCCCTACTGGTGTACCCCAAGCTCCTGAAGTTCCTACAGGAATGTCTGAAAATTCCGCTGCTCCAATGGGATCTCCAATGAGTACCCCAGAACCCAAGATGGGTAACCGTGAAGCAGCTATGATTAACTTATCTATGGCGCAAGACTTGCTTGAGCAAGCTCTGCCAGCCGTAGGATCAGATTCTGAAGAAGGTCGTTCTATTTTGAACGCCATCAGCGTAATTAACAAAGTCATCGGACCTAAAAAATCCAAGACCAATGAATTGCAACCTACAGAAATTATGCAGATGTTGCAAACCCTACCCCAAGCTGGCGGTGCAACGGCTGAAGGCAAAGCAATGGCACAAGCACCAACCATCCCAGGTATGTCCACCCCAGTACCTCCACCAGCTCCTGCTGGCGGTTTACCAGGTGGCGCACCTTCCGCAACTCCACAAATGTAAGGAATCATTATGGAACTCTTTAAACCCCGTGGCGCTGCTTTACCACGCAGACCAACTGACAACAACCAAAAAAACGGTCAAGTTATCAATACTCCACGCTACTCAGAGTTTGGTGGCTTAACATCTGCACCTAAAGCTGGCTACAAAAATATGATGTCGATGTCACATCCTGGTGACACAAAGAAAGTTATCTAATCTCGAAAGGGGATAAATTATGAGCTTAGAAGATCTATCATTTGAACAGCGTGATGAATTGGCTTTGTTGGCTAAGCAATTGGCTGACAATCCACAAACACGCAAACAATTTTTACGCATGACAAAACAGGTAAAGCCTGACTTGTCTATTCCAGAATTAGAAATCGAAGATTACACAGAGAAAAAAATCAACTCTGCGGAAGAACGAGTAATGAAACTGGAAGCACAATTGCGTGAAAGAGATGCAAAACAAGAACTCGACAACCGCAGAGCGAGATTAGGTCGCACTGAGGATGAAATTGCTCAGATTGAGAAGTTAATGCTTGAAAAAGGCATGACTAATCATGAAACAGCAGCAGAGTACTTTGATTGGATGAAGCAAGCTGCCGTACCTACATCCAATTCAGCAATGGGTTACAACCCAAGCGCTATCAGCAAGTTTGACCTATCAAAATACTGGAAAAACCCACAGATGGGCGCAAGGGATGAAGCAGCAAAAGCATTGGGCGAGTTACGCAAGAACACTCGACCAATTGGTATTTAAACAGCAGTAAATAGGGGATATTTACTTTTAATGGAGAATTATTATGCCAATAGGTGGCGGAATAGTTCCAGCGTCAGGATCATCGCAGTATAACGAGCTTACTTATGTAACCCGTAGAGCGTTTATCCCCAAGCTGGTCGTACAGTTGTATAACAGTACGCCCTTGATGGCTGCGTTGATTGCTAACAGTCAACAGGCTTCAGGCGGTGTATCCCAAGTAACCGTGCCAGTTCAAGGCGCTCAGTTTGTTAACGCACAGTGGTCTGACTACTCTGGTTCATTTAACCAGCCAGCAGTTCAGCAAGGTGCATTTAACGCTGAATTTAACCTGAAGCTCATGATCGCTCCTGTACCGTTCCTCGGTATGGAAGGTGCTGTTCAACAGGACTACGCAATCATTCCATTGATTGAAGCCCGTATGAATGACGCAACCAATGTGATGATGGATGCGATGGCTACTGCTTTGTACAACAACTACACTAACACTCAGCAATTCATTGGATTGCCAGGTGCTATTGATGATGGTACAAACTTACAGACTTACGGTAACATCAACCGTTCTACCTACGCATGGTGGCAGTCTAAGGTGTACAACGCAGGTTCAGTAAACCCAACTCGTCAAAATGTACTCCAATACATTTCTGGAACAGTTAAGAAAGGTGCTGAAGTACCTACTTTTGGTGTTTGCGGATTCGGTACTTGGACACTCCTCGCTCAAGACTATGTTGGTCAAGAGCAATATGTAATTACCCCTGGACATGGCTTTGATGGCGATTCCAACGGTCCTCAAGCAGCTTTCCGTGCTTTGATGGTCGCTGGCGTGCCTATTTACCCAGATCCTTACTGCCCAGAAGGTACTTTGTACTTCATCAACAGTAACTACATGAGCTTGTATATCCACGATCAAGGTTCATTCGTATTTACTGGTTTTGAATCCACTCTACCTAACTGGCAGATTGGTTATGTTGGCGCTGTCTTGATGATTGCTGAATTAGTAAGCACCAAGCCTAAGTCAATGACCAGAGTGCAGGGTTACAACTCTATTTCTTTATAAGGAGCAAATACCATGTCACTCGGTTTAAATAAAATCCTAATCACCAGTACTAATACGAACACCCCTGGTGCGTATTGGCAGTTAACTACCCTGACCGTTACCTCTCCTGGTACAGTCATTCCAGCAGGTTCTTACATTCTGTTTCCAAACACCAATGTGAGCATCTCTGCTGTGTCTGCGTATAACACAACTACCAATGCTGCAACTTGGACAACTGTATTAGCAAACAACTCTGGTTCAACATTCCTCGTTTCCGATGGTGTGAATGTGGCTGCTAACGCAACTACAAACAGCACAATTACATTGGCAACTGTGAACGGTGGACAAGCTGTTTCTGGTACTTTCAACGCAAGCTAAGGAGCAATAAATGGCTAATCCAGATTCAGTAGGACAGTTTTACCTAGACAGTTTCGGGAATGGTCGTATTGCTGTAAGTCAGGCTACTGCTTTAAATACAACGGGTAATGCTACCGTAACAGGTATCAAGCTCCCGTTGTTAAGCGGTGGTTTAACTAATGCTAATGCAACAGTCGGTTCTGGTGGCGTTATTGTGCGTAGAGTTACTGTAAACAATCCAATTGGGAATATCTCGAATGTGATTATTTCTGTAACTACTAGCTCTGACGGCAACATTTCTAACGCTGTAGTAGCAAATACAACTCTTAGCAACTTGACAGGCGCTGGTACTTACCAAGACCTTACAATTGCAAGTCCGTATAACAGCAGTTCTGCTATTACTGGTTTTACAACCCAAGCTCTGTATGTCAATGTGAACACTGGTAGCGGTAATGTCGCTAACACTGCAACCATTGCCGTATATGGCGATGTAGTGAGTTTCTAATATGTCAACAATCTTCGTAACTAACAATTCTGATAAAAAGCTCACCGATGGCTATGCTGGTGTGTTTTATGAGTTTAAAAAAGGGGAAACCGTAGAGATTCCCGTTGAAGTAGCTCGTCATGTATTCGGTTACGGAGAGAGTGACAAAGAACCGTATTTGGCAAGGCTAGGATGGGTGATCTCCCGTAATGACTTAGAAAAGGGTTTAGAAATCCTTTCTCAGTGGGAGTTCTCATCCGAAGCACCCAAAAAGAACCAATCGTTATCCCCGTTGGTGGAAAGAGTACCCCTCCCAACCTCACGGAAGGGCGGGGGAAAAGTCCTTCAGGCGGTAGCATGAACTATGGATCGTAAATGGCAACCTTATCGAGCTACATTACACAAGTTCGTAGATTGCTCCACGATGCTAATGGAAACTTTTATACTGACCAACAGTTAACTGATTACATTAACGAAGCACGGGAGCGAACAGTACGAGATACAGGCGCTTTGCGTGAAGTTATTGTTACGCAAACTCCGTGTCAGGTCGCACCAACCGCTACTAAAAATAGCGCAACACCTGCTTATCCAACACAGTGGACAGCAAATACTACAGTTACTGCTAACACCTTTGTGTTTAGCAATATCTACACTTATCAGTACATTACGGGTGGAGTATCAGGATCTTCTGCTCCTCCATACCCCCAGGCAACGCAAAACAATTACAACAATTATCCTCCCAGCACTCCTTTTGCAGACGGTACAGCTACCTTGCAATATGTTGGTAATGCGGAGAATATTTCGTATGCAGCCCTATCTAATCTAGTCGGAACAAGCCCACTATCGCCATCTACTGGCAATACGGTGCTAGATATTATCAATATCAATCTGTACTGGGGTAATACCCGTGTACCGTTAGATTATTTAGCTTGGTCAGACTTCAACGCTAGATTGCGTTTTTGGCAAAACTACATTGGCAGACCGCTGTGTTTTAGTATTTATGGTCAAGGACAGATTTACATAGGTCCAGTACCAGATCAAGTCTATCAATTAGAAATTGATTGCGTGGTATTGCCTAACGCTTTGACTTTGCAAAATTCTGGGGTAACAGACACCATTGTTGATCCTTACTACACCCCTGTTCAGTTTTATGCAGCTTATCTGGCTAAATATTACGAACAGAGCTTTGGTGAAGCAGAGATCTTTAAGCAGGAATACAACAAACACGCTCAATCAGTACTCAATACGGTATTTACCCGTAGAGTGCCTAGCGTTTACTCAAGTCCATATTAAGACATGGCTGCTGCGGAACAGAAAAAATCGTACCAAGTTGTTAAGCAATTTAAAGGGCTTAACACTAAAGCGAACCGCACCGCTATTGATGAAGCGGAGTTTTCTTGGGTGGAAAACGCTCAACCCGTTGGTTACGCTAATTTAAGAGTAATTCCAAATAGTGATGCCGTCACTATCGGTAACAGTACCGTCACATTTGCCAATACGGTCACTTATTTGACTTCAATGAACATTGGTCTAAATGACTATGTGATTGCTTTTCAACAAAATGGCGCAGCGCAGTATTACCGTATTCAAGACAATACTTTTGGCAATGTCGCTGTAGCTGGCACATTTAGCAATTCTGGCGTTGAAGCTACTCAGTGGTACAACGACAGGATGTTAGTGATTGATCCCAATAA